TGTACGAACTGCGGGCATGTGCGTGAGCGTAAGAGTGCGGTGGTTTCTGTCCCCGGCGAGATGCAGGAACTAGGTCCCATGTCCCGTGACGAGAAGCAGGCATGGTGGAGCATGGGTCAATACATGGTGCAGTCTGGGTCATGGTCTGAGGCGCGGGCGAAGGCGGTTTACAAGACAAAGTTTGGTGTATGGCCGAATGGATTGCACAAAGACCCGCTGCCGCCATCACTAGCGTTTGAGAAGTTTGCTAGGAAAAGTTTGATTGCGTACCTGAAGGGCAAGCGATGAACTTTCTAGACTTCTGCCGGTTGCACGGCATCCTCATCCCGCATCTGCCTCCGCTCGGCCTGTGGCGCAGGTATCCCACGGAAGATCACCCGCGTTCCCGAAACGGAGCCGTGAAATTTATGGGCGATCATGGCTTTGTCCAGAACCACGCCACTGAGGTAACTGTTTCCGTCTGGCGACCTGATGAGCCCGTAAAAATTAACAGGCGTGACCTAGCAGAGCAGGCCCACCGTGCGGCACAGGACACTTTACGCAGGCAGCACGAAGCCTCCAAAAAAGCCGCTTGGATACTTCATCAGTGCCAGTATGCCTCACATCCATACCTCAAGGCCAAAGGATTCCCCGATGAGGTGGGAAATGTTTGGGTTCGGGAAGGTGAGCATTTGCTGGTGATCCCTATGCGGATCGGCCATAGGTTGGTGGGCGTTCAACTGATTGACTCCGAGGGCGGGAAGAAATTTCTGTCAGGCCAGCAGACTGGCGGCGCGGAGTATGTGATAGATAACAAGGGTCCACACTTTCTCTGCGAAGGGTACGCCACGGCCTTGAGTCTGCGCATGATCCTCAAAAATTGGAAGCGCCGCTATACATTGCACTGCTGCTTCAGTGCCGGTAACCTATTGAAGATCGCGCAGACCCTGCCAGGGGGCTACGTTATCGCAGATCACGACGCCTCTCAAACTGGCGAGAGAGTAGCCAAGGAGATAGGCTGGCCGTATTGGATGAGCGATCAGCTTGGAGACTGCAACGACCACCACCTGAGAGAAGGACTGTTCCGCACGGGGCAGTCAGTCCTGCGGGCTCTCAAAATTTAATGCTTCCCAGCACTTAGGGTCGGCATGTCCACCGTGAAAACCTCGGGGTTCTGCATTTCCAGATAGGACAGATGCCCCAAAATTTGCAGGCCGAGAGCCAGGACTTGCTCATCCCGGCCCACGGCATCTGATCGGATGGTGATCTGGTCACCCTCTTGTACGAGGGTGATCGTGACTAGCGTGGTCAATTGCAAGTGGTGTTGCAAGTCCGGGCAGAACCAGTGCCGTAGCAGCACTCAGTGCAGTAGTACGTCCGACCGTTGATCGTGTAGGAAAAGTACCGGCACGAATAGGCCAGGGCAGCAGTGGCGAAGAGGGTAGCGGCGAGGAAAGCGACAGTTTTCTTCATGGTGATCTCCTGTTTGCCGAAAGTGGCAGTGAATGTTGCCATGCCTTAGCGTGTAGTGCAACACTGTGAATTTTTACAGTGACTTATTTGATACCGTGTGCGGCCTCAACCCAACGGGCAAAGTCTCTGTACCTTCTATCAGGCCATCCAGCCTTTTCAACGCACAGTCTGTTGAACAAAGCATTTACCTCGTCATCAGTGAGAGGCTTCTGTTTTGTGTCGTCCACTTTTGTCGTGTCCTGCTCAAACTTTTTGTCTTTGTAGCGGTACACCGCCTTGATTTCAACCACATAGAACGCTTGGTCTAGGTCAGGACCCATCTTGCCGATAGTATCCATAAGCAGCCTTACCGCCTCGGAGTCTGCTATCTCGCGGTCGTTGTGGATCACTTGGAAGTGCGCCCTGTTTGCATTTCCTGAGTGTCGAAACACTGCGTAGTTGTTCACCGCGTGAGGCGCTATGGTGCGGACGGTTTTTCTGTCTGACGGTACCATGAGGTTCTCCTTAAAAGTTAAAGGCGCACGCCGGGGGCTTTTGATCCCTGACGTCCCCCCTGCGATCAGGTTTTAGACGCCACCGCGCCAAGCAAGGCGCTAAGGATCTCCAGCTACGCTTCCGATTCCACCTTACGGCTTCACCGGCCACAGGATTCCCGTACCTGTGTGTCCCTCAGTCATTTCCGGCTGACTGATCCCTATGACGACGGCTTTCGTGGGTATTAGCCATAGGGGACGTACCGAGTTTTGTCAGGTCGCTGGATCGGGCCACCGAGAGCCAGCACTTTTTCTCTACCCACTTAACGCTACAGTGGGACGGTCTCCCTTACGGTCATGGACGGACTTCTGGCCCATGTAGTTAACGCAGCCTTACGGTCGGCGCAGGAAACAAAAAAGCCCTAGAGGTACTGTCCAATCGGAACCCCCTTATGGCAGGGGGTGGACAGCTTCTCTAGGGCTCTACTTGCTGGTTCCGACGCCAACGGGCAGGATTATAGGTCAGTCCTTTGAGTGGTGTCAAGCGTAAAAAAACCCGCCGAAGCGGGCAGCGGTCACTCCACCTGTGCCACAAGTAAAGAACCATAGCGGTCCAGATAGTTGATTTCCAGACCATGCTTTTCAGCGTAGTCCAGAACAAACCGCTCGGCCTTCTCACCTCCCAGGCGGCGGTACTCCACCCTCGTTTCTACCGAATCGCCGCGTGAGTTCGTGCCCACCAGCATGTTGATCGCCACCTCGCCGGGGTTCAGCAGTTTTTCCAGGGCATCTCGCCCGATGGGCTGGCCGTTGTGCTCTATCGCCCAGTACAGGGGTTCCAGTTCTTCGTGATCCTCCCGCATGGTGCCGTCACATGCCCACCCGTCGATCAGCGCGAAGTGGATTGTCTCCTGCACGAGGCCGGGAAAGTCTTCGTTGTGGTTGTGGTCTATCTCATCCGACACCTCGTCAGAGATGCGGACACAATTTGTCCATGTCCAATCGGACCCGTGCATGTAATCGGCGCGGCCAACGGTCAGCGGGTAGTGGTTGTCGTTGATTCTGAGCGTGAACATAGGTCACTCCTTAGGAAGACGAGCGTAGAACCTCCCGCCCGTACAAATTATGCGCCTCTCCGTGGTCCCGTCGATTAGGGGACAACCCTTAAAGCGCACTTCTTCACCGTTCCTGACGGCTTCGCGCTCGGAGCGGGTCAGTCCACTGACACGGCGGGCACCCTTTGCAGCGCCCCAGCGGGCGCAGCGGGCAGTTTTGGAATAGAGCATAGGTCAGTCCTCCTGATTGGAAAAGTCGGTCCGAATGACGGGACGTCCCCGGTCAATCCAGCAGTACAGGCCAGAATTGTCGCGGGCCACGTGTTCACAATCTTCTCGCGGTCCGGCAATCAGGAGTTGCCCGTCCTGAGAAAAAGCTGCGGCAGGATACCCGGCGCAGTCAGGGGGGATGTTCAGATACAGCATGGGTCAGTCCTCCAAAAGGGACCAAGCATCCGCCAGGGCGGCTTGGTGGTCTAGGTCTAGGTCATCCTCGATTTGCTCCAGCGCCCATCGAAGGGCGGCTTCGAGGTGCTCAATGTGGGCACGGGTGCGAACGCGGGCACGGCGGGCTTCCCAGCGTTCGTCGGCTAGTTCTGAGGGGGTCAACGGGCGGTCAGGATCAAGGCAGGGGATTTCCATAGGTCAGTCCTTCAAGAAAGCCAAAATTTCACGCTCCAGCGCCGCAGTGGCAGGGGAGGTGCCAAGGCGAACGGTGCCGCCGGGGATATCCCGGTGATCCCACTGGCAGGGCCAGCATTTCACCCACACTGCGCCAAGTCGGTCCACCTCCAGCGCGAATGCGCCGGGGTAGATTTCCTGTGCGCGGCTTAAGAATTCCACGTTTTGAACGTACATAGGTCAGTCCTTTGAAGTGGCGCGGGCGATGGCGGCACGGGCAGCATCACGCGCATTTGCGTTTTCGACTGACCCGTAAGGGTTGATATTCGCGGCCAGTCGCAATGCCTCCAACAGCGCAGGCGCGGCGGCAATCAATCGAGCGTTAGCTTCAGCCTGTTGAGCGTCACGTTTCCACAGTGCTTCAACACTTAGATTGTTTACAGTGCAGATATGCTGGTGATGGACGCCGGGGGAATGAATGTCGAATTGGCGGTGCGTCAGGCTATCGCCCACGTAATGCCACGGTCCAGGGGTATGCATAGGTCAGTCTCCGAAAATGACGCCATTGGCAAGAATCGGCGTAAGGTTCACGCCGGGAATGTGGCGCACGGTCCCGCCGTCCTCATGCGGAATGTAGGTGCCGTGCCAGTCCACCGACACAATGGGGCCGCCCAGTCCGGGCTTATCGCGCACCGCCACCACGGTCCCCCGTGCCTTAGCGGTAAACAATTGATCCCCTGAGCGGCGGATAACGGCTTGAGAGAATGCCACGGGTTGACCCGGGCGGAATGTGAGCTTTGGCATATGTCATTCTCCTTTCGGCGCCGTCAGGCGCAACAGTTTTAAATGATTCCCAGCACCAGAAGACCCAGTGCCAGGGTACAAACGATCAAGAGTCCGATGTCTTCTGTTTCCATAGGTCAATCCTCAGGCGTTGCAACAGCCGCAGCACGGCGCATCCTCGCAGCGCCCGCGACGATTCCGAAAATATTCCCGCCCGCCAGAATTCCAGACATGGGAAACCCCGTGCTCGAGACTCTGGCGCAGATACCGGCCCGCATGAGATGCTGCGTCCGGGTCCGATGATGCTAGGTCCGGATCAATCGACCGGGCTAGTGCTAGGTCCGGGTCAACAGCCGGGATCAAGTCAGACAGATAGGCCCTACCCTTCCCGACGTAAACGATGGTGTCACCAGGGCGGATAGGCGCACCGGTGCGGGCGCACCGGCCCGGGAAACGGGCTTGCATGGTTCTCATGGTCAACCTCTCTTCAAGTGTGCAAGGGCATCCGCCCGGGTTTCAAAACGACCACCGATAGGGGTCATATGCGGCCCCCTGACGATGAACCATCCGCCAAGAATGCGGGAATGAATGATGCGAACCATGGTCAACCCTCCCACGCGTTAGGTGAACGCTCCAACAATGCGATGGTGCGCAAGTCCGTTATCTCATCCCACCCGCCGGGCTTGAACCATTGCCCATCGTGCTCATGCGCCAATTGGCGCCCGTGTTCCATAGCGGATTGATTAAGGGTCCACGCATGGTGAGTCGGGTTTAGGTGTTGTGGCTGAACCTCGTAAACCGCACGATTACCGCTAGGCAATTGCACCAACAAAATTGTGTTTGACAGGACAGGCATTTTTTCCCCTTAGTAGTGAGTTCCAAAACGCTGGACAAACCCGGTCGTATCGTGCTTTGCTTTGCCCTTTGCGTAGAGCGCGACCACCACACCATCGGGTTCTATGTGACGGACGTCCGTATCATCACCATCGATTACCGGCCATCCCCTAAAGTTTTCGGGTATCTCGTCCCTCTTGTGGAAAACCACTGCCACGCGACGATTAGCCGGGTTTGTGAGCCCCTTAATACTGATGGGCTTAGGCGTAACAGCCGAAAACGAATAGGTTAGGTCATAGTTTTTGGGGGCTTTCCCTTCCAGCTTGCGGGAAGGGTGTTTTGTGTAATCGTAGAACTGAACGTCCGGGAAAATCTGGAAAATGGTTTTCCCATAGGCTTGCACAAGGATGTTTTCCCATGGGATATCGGACGTACCGTTAGGGCGCACCAAGGGGACCATGTCAAGCTTTCGGGCTTTCCGGACTAGCGTCCAGACATCGGCACAAAACGACAGCATGAAAGCTTCCCTATGCTCACGAAAGAATGCGGTTTTTGCATCCCTTGCAGCTTGCACAGAATCGAAAGCTCCACGGCCAGCGGTCCTTAAGCATGCGGCCATGCATCCGGCCAAGCGGGCATGCGGGCACAATTCATCGTCCGGGGATAGGTACAGGATACCCGTAAGAAAATTGAGTTTTTGCCCTTTGATCGTTTTGGACGATGCCTCACCCAGAATGGGGCGATAGGTCAAGCCCAGAGCACGAAGCTTGGTTTTGTAGGGGTTTCGCATGATCAAGCCTCTACAGTAGGGCAAACGGTGAAAACGTACCCCTTGCCATCCAGGGTTTCCCCGGCGTAATGCAAACGGGGATCAACCCAAACCGCAGTGTGCGAAAAGTGACGGGCGATCAATTCCCGGGCCGCGACAGCGTGACGCGCTACACCGTCCAGTGCATGATCGACCCCTACATAAATTTTGTGGGTCCGATTCACGCGGGTGCATGTTGCGCTGATGCGGGCACCTTTTGTGTCCGTGGGTCCGTGATAGCGGGTGTGAATTGCGAGTGTCATTCTGGTTCTCCTGTAGTGGGTAAGGGTTACTCGTCGCCCGCGATGCAAACAGCATCCACCGGCAACGTCAGAACGACCGCGAATCCCCGGGTTTCATCGAAACCGGCGCGCCCTGCAGCATCCAAAGCTTGCCAGGACGCATCAGCGTAGAACCATTCTGCGGTCTTCGGATCGCCAGCTTCCACGATTAGAAAAGCTTTCATGAGGGTTCTCCTGTAGTGCATGCCATCGATGGCACGGGGAGCATCATCGGCCCTTGCGTGGCCCTTGTCACTAGGGACAAACCCTCATGTATAAACGTACAGTGCGAGCCCTGGTGCGGGTCCGAAGCCCGCCCGCAACGAACGGAGTGAGTAGCAGTCCTATTGCTTTCCTCCCCTGTTCCCCTATACTGTATAAACACCCAGTAGGGATAACACCTATGAAACTAAGTAGAAAGACTCTAGAGAAAGCAGCTAAAGAACTCCCCATCTCCGCCATCTTGGGAAAGACCGTTTCCGATGGACTCACCACAAAACAGAGAAACTTCGCAAGGGCTGTAGCCATGGGAGCCACCAAAGCCGACGCATTCCGGGCCAGCTATGACGCCACCAGTAAGCACACATTAACCCGCCACCCGTACATTCTTATGCGTGACGAAAGAATCCAAAAAGAGATAGACGCCTATGCCCTGGCAATAGAGGCAGCGAAACACAGAACCCCTGCCGCCCTGCGTGAACTGGTCATACAGGGACTAGTACAAGTAGCACTAGACGCAGATACCAAAGACTCCGTTAAGGTGCAGGCTCTCAAGACATTGGGCACAGTAACCGAGGTGGCCGCGTTCACTGAACGTAAGGAAGTGCGCAGCATTACATCTAGCGACGATGCCCGTGCCCGTGTCATGTCCGAACTAAGGGGCATTCTCACTGCGCAAGCTACAGACGCCACAGTGATAGAGGCGGATGCCGACTCACTGCTAGCAGAGCTTAGCGTTAAATTTAACGCTGCACCCGAGGGAAACGAGACGGCGCCAGACGCAGACCCACCCACCGGGCACCCCCCCGATGGCGCAGGCGGAGTCCCGCGCCCTTAAACATACTATTCCACTCGAACTACCCCTACCTCGCGTCAATTCCACCCCATGTCTGCGTCACTCGCCGTTAAATTTAACGCTCCCCTGCCATTAAATTTAACGCTCGCCAGACCCCGCCCCCTCGATCTGGCAACACCCCCCGGTCAGTCTTTCTACAAAAAGTGGTGGGGGGTAGCAAAAAATTTGGGGCTAAATTTTGGTGCCGTTAAATTTAACGGATGACATAAACTGGTTTAACAAACGTGGCTAAGTCTATGATTTGTAACGGTTTTTTGCTTGTTGTGGTGTTAAGGTGTGTGCTTGATGCTTAACGTGCCGTTAAATTTAACGGAAGTAAAGTAACGCTTTAAGAGTGTGCGCTAAGTTGTTGATTTGTAATGGAAAACGTCAAGAAGTGGCGCACGAAGAAGGTGTTGCAGAGTCCTCTGAGGAAGGTGTATGGGTCCAAGGAGGAGGTGTTGGAGATGGGGATGACTGAGGCTCAGAAGGAAGTGTTTTTGGCTATAGATGTGTGGTGGTGCCGGTTTGGGTACGGGCCGAGCTTGAGGAATATTTGTGAGTTGAGGGGTAAGCCTGGGCTTGGAAGTACGAAGAAGATCGTGGACAGGTTGGTTAAGCTAGGTGCTCTCAAGCGGGTTGAGGGGATGGGGAGGTCTGTGCGGCCGACGTACATCTCATTCCGGGGGATGGAATGAAGCTGGATGATCTAGTAGCGAGCCTGTCTCCTGCGGATCAGGAGAAGCTGTTACAGCAAGTACAAGATTACAAAGATGCTGTGGACAGGGAAAAGTGCCAGAAGAGCTTCATGGCGTACGTGAAGAAGATGTGGCCGGGGTTCATTCACGGAAGACACCATGCGGTGATGGCTAAGAAGTTTGAGGAGATTGCGGAAGGTAAGTTGAAAAGGCTGATCATAAATTTGGGGCCTCGGCATACGAAGAGCCAGTTTGCTTCGTACTTGCTTCCAAGCTGGTTCCTTGGGAGGTTCCCGCACAAGAAAGTGATTCAGGCGTCTAACACTGCTGATCTGGCGGTGAACTTTGGCCGGCAGGTTCGTAACTTGGTGGGGTCAGAGGAGTACGCCAGAATTTTTCCTGGCGTTGCGCTACGGCAAGACTCCAAATCTGCTGGCCGATGGGCTACAAGCAAAAACGGCGAATACTTTGCTATCGGCGTTGGTGGAACCATGACGGGTAAGGGTGCGGACCTGTTGATCATTGACGATCCGCACTCGGAACAGGAGGCTGCTTTAGCCGCTGGCAGGCCTGAGGTTTATGACTCCGTGTTTGAGTGGTACTCATCTGGCCCGCGTCAGCGTCTCCAGCCGGGTGGGGCTATTGTGGTTGTTATGACCAGATGGTCCAAGTCGGACCTGACAGGCAGGATATTGAAGACCGCTGGCGAGCTAGGAAAAGAAGACGAGTGGGAAGTCATTGAACTTCCAGCGATCATGCCTTCGGGTAAACCCTTATGGCCTGAGTTTTGGTCGTATGAGGAACTGTCTGCTCTAAGGGATGAACTCCCACCGGGTAAGTGGAACGCTCAGTACCAACAGAATCCCACCGCCGAAGAAGGAGCTATTGTCAAAAGAGAGTGGTGGAAAATTTGGGAGAAGGAGAAGCCTCCTTCATGTGAGTTCATCATCCAGTCTTGGGACACTGCCTTTACTAAGGGTGAGAGAAACGACTACTCTGCGTGTACTACGTGGGGTGTGTTCAACATGAACGAAGATGAAAATGACGTAAATATCATCTTGTTGGACTGTTTTCAGAAGCGCATGGAGTTCCCTGAACTGAAAGAAAAAGCACTGGCTCACTATAGAGAGTGGGAACCTGATGCTTTCATCGTGGAAGCCAAAGCTGCAGGGGCTCCTCTGATCTTTGAACTGCGGGCGATGGGCATTCCGGTGTCTGAATACACCCCAAGTAGAGGG